AGGAGTAATGGGAACTGCTTGGCGGCATCTTATTCGAAATTCACATGCGTATTTACCAACAATGGGTCTTATTGTTGGTGGTCTTATTACAGCATGGTCTATTATTAAGAGGGTCATTCCTCAGTCTTCGTCATCATTATCCAAGCGATCATCAAGGAAATCAATGAGAGTTAGAAGAGCCCGTCGTAAAGTTGAAGTTAAAGCACAAGCCTATGTTGACCCTATTAGTCGGTCAATTGCTGTTTCCGTAATCCAGCGCAATCAATGGTATTTTGGTACCGGTAATTTGGAAACTCCTACTGGTCTTTTTACAATGTTAGCTGGTTTTGTAGGAGTTATGCCCCGTCATTTTGCCGAAATGGCCTCTTTCCAGAAACACAAAGGTCATGATCATGTCTGGATTGCTCCCGTTTTAGAGCCAGACTATGTAGCCAAGAAACAATGGATTCCCCTTGAGTGTTTTGACTTTATTGTTTTAGAAGGACGTGAAAAAGAAGATTTGTTGTATTTTAAAATTGATCCTAAGTATATGCCTATGGCTAAAAATATTACAAAATATTTCATTCCTAAAGATGAGTGTCCTACCGAAAGATTTGTAGGCAATTTATATGTAGTAAGTCAGATAAGAGGTGCTCCTGTTATTGAAACGCGCAGTGATTGGGTACTTCCTGGTACCCATGTTGTTTATGGGGATGATAGTGAAGATACTGAACTTTTTGAAATAAGTGAGAGCTATAAGTACGATATGAAAACTGATGTAGGTGATTGTGGATCTCTCTTGTTGGAGAATCGAGGAAAGAATTCTGGAGCTAGAATTCTTGGTTTTCATGTTGCAGGCAACATAAGAGGTATGGGCTGGTCCCAACCTGTTCTTAAAGAAGATGTAGAATCGATTCTTGAGCTTGAGGGTGTTAAGGCTGATGTTCTTGACGGCCCTATTAAGGTTAGTGATGAGATCACTATCCAAGGTTTTGTTAATTTAGGCACTATGAAGGGTCCTAGAAGGCCTAAAGAGACAAAAATTGTTAAATCACCTTTACATAGTGTAGTTTTTCCTTGTCTCACTGAGCCAGTTAGTCTTAAGAATTTTGAAAAAGATGGAGTTTTGATAGACGTTGATGAAGTAGCTCGTTCCAACTATATTTTTGGTATGCCAAAAATAAGTGATTCCCAATTGAATTTGTGTGCCCATGGCACTGTTGCCAGCATTGTTAAGGGTTCAATTCACTGGGATGATATGATTAGACGTGATCTTACGTTTATGGAAGCGTGCTATGGCATTGACGGTAGAAAATTTATGAATGGGATTAAGGCTTCTACAAGTCCGGGTATTCCATTTTGTATTAATAATCCTACCCCAGGTACTAAACATCACTGGTTTGGCAAAAATGATAAAAAAGATTTGAGTTATAAGCCTTTTAAAGAGGTACATGATAAAACAATGAAAATATTGAAATTAGCCGAAACTGGTGTGAGGAGTTTTAATATGTGTTCAGACTTTTTGAAAGATGAACGTAGAAAGTTTGGTCGTGCTGCTAGACCCATTAGTGGCACTGCTCAAGACTATGCTTTAGCTTGTCTCATGAAGTTTGGAGGATTGTGTGAATGGTTAATGGAAAATAATGTCCACAATGGTATGTGTGTCGGTATGAATCCTTTTGGTACTGATTGGACGCGACTCGCCAAGGACCTTCATATTGGTGAGGATTTTCCCGGAGCTGAGGAAAATTGGCTTGATGGGGATTTTTCCCATTTTGACGGTTCTCATTTCCGTGCCTTTATGTGGACATTTAATTTATTAGCCGATTGGTTTTATGGCGATGAAGATCTTTGTAGGCG